AGTCTAGATTTTCAGCTACAAATATCCAAATAGTATCTGCTTGGTGTAAAAGACCGTTAGTCTCCAAGTCAAATACTACTCTCTTCACTGTTTTGTATACTCCATAATCTTAAATTTAAGTTTGGGAGTTAGGCTACTTAGCTGACGAATCAGGATCTTCGCTACACCTTGAATATATGGCCCTTCTGGAAAGCCTAGTTCTTGTAGGAGTGGACCCTTGTAACCATTTCCGCCTTTGTATACTTGCCCTTCTTGGACTACTACAAATTTTTCTAACATTTTTATTATACTTCTCCGAGCATTTCAATTACTTTGTCTAGGTTTACTTCTTGTTCTCTTGAAGCTAAATCTAGAATTACATTCAGTGTAGTTGGGGAGATACCATAGATACCTAACAACTCTTCCCTTAATACTTCTTTATTGTTCCAGTCTACTTTACTAGCAGAAGCTGCAATTGACAGCAAAGAGCTAGGTGCTACCCCCCACCCTCTACTAATGAATTTGTTTAATCGGCTAATCGCTGACAGTACAAAGCGGGTATTCCTAGTGTAGATCAGCTCATTCTTTGCTAAAGACTCTAAACTCTTACCTAGAAATTCTACTTTACCATCTGAAACACCGAGAGCAGAAGGCCTCCAAAAAGTTTTACAATGCTCATAATCGAAAGTTGTAAACACTTCTTCAGGTTCACCAATGAATCGAAAGATAGCTTGAACACCATTACTGAAGGACAAAGCGTTATGTGACAGGTAGGTTGGTTTAATTGCTCCTCCCCAGTTCTTAGAGTACTTATTAAACTCTTCAATAAATTCGTCTACACTTAAATTACCATACACGTCAGGCTTTTTATAAAGAACTGCCCTTTCAAGTTTAGGATTTTTAGGGTCTACCTCCTTTTTAATAGAGAAAGATGCGCCGTAGTTATGAAAACCTAAGTTGTAATCTACTATACTCTTCAACAAGTCGAAATCTGAGAAGAATAAGTCGTAATCCTTTACCTTTTCTCCTTTGCAAATAGAGGTTATGACCCCACCAGCAAAGAAAGAATTTGTTAACAATTTTTTATTGTTTTTTGTATTGATTTCATCTAACCGAGAACGGCAAGCAAGGCTAACATTACGGATGAAACTCATTTCTTTTTCCTTTTAAAGAAAGAACGTAGATAATCAATGTACCAGATAGACTTACCTAACTCTTGTACTTCCTCATCCTTTTCACCTAGTCTTAGAAGATATTTCCAACCTTGTCCTTTTAGATGGCCTTGGAATTCTTCCTCAGTCATCATAAACTCCATCATCTCAACATATTGTAAGCTGATAGACCCGTCCTCTTGTAAAACATCTGGGATTCTATCCTTAGGGATTACAAGAACACCTTGATAGTGTTTAGGGTTAATTGCATCAGCCATTCTTTTTTACTCCTACAGTTACTACCACATTCTTGGCAAAGTAATCGAAAGTTGAAGGGTTATCTGTCTCCCAAGACAGCTTAGAGTCTAAGTGTTTAGCCCTGATAATACCGTCTTTTTCTTTTTTACAGAAATTAGAAAAATAGTTGTGGGCTTTGGTTGGCTCAAAGAAAGTTCTACTAGGCCCACTCTTATGGTTTCTATGAATAGTGAATTCGAAGTTAGCATCTTTACGTTTGAGTTTTGTTGCCATTTTAACCATAGTAAGCTAGAGTTGCATCTAATGCTGATTCCAAAGTATGATGGATTTCAGTAGCAAACACATCAATGAAAGGGTGCTTGAATCCCTCCTCAAGAACAACGATTATAGTTTTACCTTGTTGGTTAGCGAGTATTAGCTCGCAGATCGTTCCCCAAGCCTTACCTCTACCACGGTCTTTAAGGTTCATCAACACAACGTTGGAGTTCTGAATATCATTCATATCCATACGAACAATTTTATTAGCTAGATTTTTTGAGTACTCTTGGTCATGAAATTTCTTCCTACGAGTAGGGTCTAGAGTTTTGATACCGTGATCAACAAGGAAGTTAGTGGCAGTTTCCCGCCACTCCATTGCTTCCACTAGGCTAATTCCTTCGATAGATCCAGCTAAGTAAACAGTCATTTTACACCTCAGTATGGGTCGTTGTTTTCTTCGCGATCGTTTTCAGCTTCAATAATTTCAAAGTCGTCTGTTAGCTCAAACTCATCTGCATCTGACCTAGGCTCAAACTTCTTCATCTTGATAACTTGGATACCTTTAAGTGTACGCCCAGATTTATCATCTTTGCAGAAGAAGCTAACGTTACCAATAGAGCCGTTGCCTACAGTATCAGGGTCAACAGGAGTACCATCACCTAGCATAACTGTGACAGGTTTGTTAGGCTTCGTAAGGTCTTCTTTGTTATCTGGACCAGAAGCAAAGGCATAACGAGAAATACTGGTTTTGTAAACTACCTTGTCATCTACCTCCATTGGAGAGAATTTGAAACCATACTCTTTTTCAAGAGATTCTTTTGTTTTCTTATCCTTAACTCGGATTTGGATTGAAAACTTTGCAGGGCCTTTGCCCTCATACCGCTCGGGTTTAGCCGGATTGACTTTGACCCACCATAGTTCGACATTATTTAGAATTGGCATTTATTACATTTTCCTTTACAATTTGTTTTATTTGCATTTCTGCTTTAACGCTAAGAGGTCAGCAAAAACAGAAATCAGATTCAAGAACCTTGTTGATATCAAGTGTTCCACGTTTAGGCATCTTATCAAGACAACCTAGTTGAGTAAGAATAGACTTTAGAGGGTCTCCTTTGTAAAGCTCAACAAACTTCTCACGAACTAGTTTGAATAGCTGACTCATATTCCCCGCAGTAGTGCCCCAAGAATCATGGATAGCTGCTACATCGTAGTTAGCAGCGTATACCACCATAGACATATGGACACCATCGAAGCTATGAACAATGTTAGGGCTTGCACCTAGCTTCTGTGAGTCTTTATCTAGTGTTGCATCCTCCCAATTTTCAACAACAACATGAAGTTTCTCTCCACCATATGACAACAAAGTTCTATCAGAAGTGGCTTTTCTATAGTTTTGGACTACAGGGAAATTAGTAACAGGTGATTTCCAAGCCATATACTCATGCTTGTCATTATAGATCTCTGCAATTTCTTCAAAGATCTTAAGCAGCCCACCGGGGCCTTTTAAGTCTTCATAGCAAGCGGTATGCAGCTCCCGGCCTAGCATAGACGCCCATAGCTTCTCTTGTTGCCATAGATACTCATTGATAGCTCGGGTATCATCCCAAACTTGTTGACCCATACCATAGGGTACGGCCCCATACGCACTGGTCATTGTAGGACGTTTAGTGATCTTACGACGTACCTTCAGATCTTTAATACGATTCCAATAGACGGGATAAAGAGCCTCTCGCAGTTTACGGTTATTGTTTCTCCATGTTTGTACTGCTGTGTAGGCGAGAGCTTTTCTTTCTGATCCAGCTGGTGCATCATCATAATCTTTTTGGAGTTTTTCAGCTTCTGACAAAACAGTGTCGAGTTGGTTGTAGACATAGGAAGGAACCTTCATCTCTAAATTTTCTAGACGTTTCCAAACCTTTTCTGCAACAAGAGCATAAAGGTCACCCGGTATCTTGCTTGGGACTAGGTTTACATAAGGGGCTAATTCTTCATCTTTAGACATAGCTGTTAGATGCTGAGAGCCATTATTTGAGCCATCAATGAATAGTGGTAGATGGCTAACAAATTCTTCTTGCGGTTTACCGGAGTCTGTCCAATGCTGTAATAATTTTAGTTCATTACAGAATGCAAGAAAACTAAAAGGTTTATCAGCTTCCATCCAACCCACATTCTCAAATGGGAAGTCTGCGTAAGATAAGAACAACTCGTAATTTTGTAGGCAGAATTCTACACGATCATCTAGCTCACATTTATCATTCCCCCAAGTATTAGAACCATGCACTAGTAGCCAATACAGACCCTCTTCCCCGATTGGGGTGCCTCTAGCAAACAGTAAAAGAGACTTAGCATTGTCACTAGACTGCTCATGCAAGAAAGCAGTGTTAGGGTAGATACGGCCACGGAAGTCAAAGTTGTACAAATGGTAGAATAACTTATCTACATTCTTCTTTGCTAACCTTTGGATAGAAGATAACTCAATAAACAAGCTTTCTTTCTTTTCGGTATCCTTCTCTTGTTTGTACTTCAGAGGGTTTCCTTCCTCTGCTGCATCCATGTAGAACTCAATAACACTTAGAATAGGTTTGTTGATCATCCAAGGAGTTGAGCCTAACTTATTAAGAACATCGAATAACATCTGATGCTCTTCTTTATTGAACTTACCAGTGATTTCGGGGCTAGACTTCTTAACGATACTATAGCCTAGTGGGTGGATAGGCCCAACCCAAGGGGCGGTAGGCTCATTACTAGGAAACAAGTCTATTTCTTCGGTGGTGTTAATCTCTTCCCACAGATCAAACAATACTTTTTTGTTTTTTACGGAGACATTATAAGACCTATGCTTTGAAGGTTTACCTTTTTTATTAGACTTAGCGAGTGTGTACTCAATAAGCCCAACTTCAAAGAAGCTGATTAAGATGAACCAACCCACTTGGCAAGCAGCGATGCTGTTTCTACTCAACCTCAGCTTCTGTCTTACCCTGCGCCCAATTGTAGTTGCAAGGTCTACTAAGCTAGCCTTACGCTCTACACCTTTCACTACATGAGCAAAAGACATAAGTACTAGCCGCTTAGGGTCTTCTGATTTAAGGAAGGCTGTATACTGGTTTCTGTCAGCTCTTA